GACTCGGACGGAATCCAGGTCGTCGGGCCACCCGGCTGCTCGACGCAGCAGTCCTTGCCGGGACCAGGTGAAGTCGGCGATAGCCGTTCCCTGCACCTCGACCGTGGTCACTGCGGCGACCGGTGCCGCCGGGAGCTGAAGGATCGTGCCGCCGTGCCCGTCGAGCCAGATTTCGTCGTCGGGCACGAGCGACACGGCGTGCCGTACCTCGCCTCGGCACCGGGCCGACACCGAGTTCAGGGCGTCAGTGATCCGCTGGTCATCGACGGGCAGGTTCATCCAGCGGGCCAGCACGACCGGATCAGCCAGCGGAGGGAGGGCCATGATCGCCTCCCTCGGCGCTGCGCTGGTCCATCGCGGCTACTCGGTGCCCTTGCGGGTGGTGCGCGCCTTGTTCGGCACCTCCGTGCGCTGTTTCTGGTCGGGCTCGCCCTGCACGGGGATACCGTCCAGACGGGCGGCGTCCTCTTCGGACAAGTTCATCACCGTGGTGTGCCCGTTGACGGTGACGCGGTACTCGCGTAGTTCTGCCATCGCTGGCGCCTCCTCGATTGCCTCGTCCACTCCGACTGCGGTGGTGGCTGGCCCGCATGAGAAATTGGCGATTCCGCACACGGGGCAGCCGACGTGTCTGCGCATCGGCGTGGCGTTACAGGGTGACCTTGCAGAACGCCGACGGCTGGATGACGCCGAAACCCGCGCGCATTTCGGCCAGGATCGCGACCAGGTTCCGCACGAAGAAGTCCGCGTGCGAATCAGTGACGGTCAGCGATGCCTGCTCGCGGTCCCACAGGATCGCCTTCCGGAAGTCACCGACCCACGCCTGCCCGGGGGTGGCCGCTTCGGACTCGATGACCGGCAGCCCCCACAGTGGCGAGGTGCCGTTCGAGCTCGACGGGCCGCCGAAGTAGAACCGTCCCTGGTTGTCGCTGATCTCGTCGAGGGTTTCGAGGTCGTTCGGGTGGATGACGACGCCGTTGGCGACGGATCGGCCCACGGTGCGGATCTTGGTCTTCGCTCGCCGCACGGCGAGCAATTTGCCGAACCCGGCGGGTTTCCCGGCCGGGTCGGCGACTGCGGCTTGCGTCTGTGTTCCGGAGACGGCGGCCAGGCCCTCGAAATTTTCACCGACGCCGTCGCCCGCGATCATCTGGTCTTCGAGTTCTTCCTCAAGGCCCACCTGAAGGAAGCTGTCGATGAGCGTCCTGACCTGGGCAGCGTCGCTCAAGGCCCGCTTGGTGACCGGGATCCAGTGCGCGATGGTCCGCACGGGCGTGGTGACTCGGACCGTCGTGAAGCCGCTCTCCGCCTTGACTCCCGCCTGGGCGGGAGTGACTGCCGGATCACCCGAGCCCACGGCAGCGGCCGTGATCGCCTCCGGGACGGGGCGGGCGGCGTTGTTCCAGCCGGTGATGCGGGCGTACTCGATCTGATCGTTCGTGGTGGTGCCGCCGGTCACGAGCTGCCGCAGCGTCAGCGGCCGGAAGAACTGCTCCGGGCCGACCAGCAGGCCGCGGTAGTCCTCGCGGCGGAATGCGCCGCCGCTGTTCGGCGAGACCCCGGTGACGAGATCCTTGTATCCGAGCGGACGGCTCTGAACGCGCATGTCCTTGGCGAACATGCCGTTCGGAGCGCTGGCGAGCAGGTCCTTGTACTGGCCGGACGTGATGAAGGTTTCGCCGATGGTGGCCGTGCCGGTTCGGAAACCGTCCTTTTCGGCCTGGGAACGCCGGTCCTTCGCTTCGGCCTGCCCGTCAACCAGGCCCACGGCATCACCGAGGTCCTTGATGGCGTCGCGGACGCTGCTGTCGGCCTTGGCCGCGTCGAGTGCCTTCTTGGCGTTCTTGGCCTTGCCCATGGCCTCCGTGACGGCGGATCGCTCCTCCTCGGTGAAGTCTCGGTCCTCTTCCTCCGCCTTCGCTGCGATGGTCTTCGCCGTGTTCAGGTGCGTCTTCAGTTCGTCAGTCAGCTGGGAGATCTTGTCGCTCATTTTGGTTCCTCAGATCGTGTGCGTGGCGCAGACGAGGTGAGGCGGTTCCCGTGCCGGACTGGCGGACACCTCAAGGGGCGTACGCGGGCGGGCCGGGCGTGGCCTTGGGTACGTCAGGCAATTTCTGGTGGTCAGGCGGTGAGTGGTTCCGAATCGGCTTCCAGCAAACCCATTTCCGCGCGCAGCAGAGCGGCGCTGGCCGCGTTAGACGGAGCGGCAGCCGGCGGGGCGGGCGGCGCGATCGCGGGGCCGGTGGCCTTCTCGTCGTCGTTGCTGTCCAAGGCGGACAGTACGGTCTCGATGGCGTCCGTTCCCTCGGCGATCTTTGCCAGGGCATCGCGCAACGCGGTCTCATTCTTCGCTGAGAGCGTCCGTCCGGCCTTCAGCTCCGGCGCGTCGCCCGTGACACCCGAGGAGTCAGGGGCGGCGGGCATCCGTGCGGGGGCCGTCGGGTTCTTCACGGTCAGAAGCTCGGTCGATTGGTTGGCACCGATCAGCGTCGGCCCGACTTCGTACAGTTTGAGCTTCCGTAGCTCGAAGTAGCCTTCCGAGGTTCCGTCGTCGTCCTTCGACTCGATCCAGCCGCCCTCTTGCACGTCGTAGGCGAACGAAAACTGCCGTACGCGCTTGCCCTTCAGGAGCTTGTACACCTTCTTGGCCTTGGGCTCGTCAAGATCAATCCGCGCGCGAACCCACAATCCGTCCTCGCGCTCCTCGGCCTCCTCGACGAAGCCGATGTGGTAGTCGGGGTCGTGCGACATGTGCGACCACAGAACGGGAATCGGATGACCGGACGCTTTCCATTCGGCCAGCGTGTCCGCGAACGCGCCCGGGATGATCTTGTCTCCCACACTGTCCACGTCGTAGGTCGCCACGATGGCTTCAAAAACGCCGTCTTCGGTGCCGTCCTGCTCGCCGGCCGCTTTGATCTGGACCGGGCACGTCATTTTCTTCATCCTGCGAAGCCCTCCAGGAGTCGTGTCGCGGTGGCGAGTACGCGTTTCGGTTCGGGCGCGCTGTCGGTCGGTGAGGCTTGGCCGCCCGACAGGACGTTGAGCGGGGTCACCAGCTCGTCACCGCCCTCGACCTGGGGCAGGTTGACTCGCGCACGCGCTTCGTTGCGGGTCATCCACGGCGCACCGGTCGCGGTCTGGAGCTGGGCGGCTTGTTCCTCGAAGCTTCCGCGCAACTTGTCAGCCAAGTTGAATTCGAGATACACGTCCGCGGAATCCGGGAAGTCCGGGAGCAGCTGAAGGTGCAACTCCTCGGTGATCATGGTCAACCACGGGCCGAGGGTGTCCTGGTACAGGTTCCGGTGCTGCTCGGTGATGTTGCTGTAAGTCGCGTGGTCCAGGATTCCCACCATGGGAAGCGGGATATGGTAAGCACTGGCCACTTCTTCCCGAGTCAGCTTGCGGGCCTCGATGTACTGCGCGGCCTCGGGAGTCACCGATGCGGGCACGAAGTCCATGCCGTCTTCGAGAATCGGTGTCCCACCGGCCTTCGCGCCGGTGCCCGTGTATTGCGCCTGCCAGGATCGGCGGAACCGCAGCCGGGCCGACTCGCTCCAGTCGGGCGCATCGAGGGGACGTTTGAGGTAACCCATGAGACGGGCGCCGTTGCGCCAGAGCTGCTCGCGATACTGTCCGGCCTGGAACTCCTCGGCCAACACCCGCCGCAGAGTCTCCATCGGTGAACAGCCCCAGCGGCTGTCTTCCGGGTTGTAGCCCCGAAAATGAATGACCTGCTCGGCCGGGATGTCGCGGTAGCCGGTGGTCCCCCGGTACCGGAAGGTCTCCACGGCGAACTGGTGCGACGAGATCGGCGTAACGAATCGCGGGTCCAGCCGCACGAGCCCGGGTGCACCCGTGACGGTCTTGGCAAGGATCGCGTTGTCGTAGATGGCCAAGTCCGAGACCAGAGCTTCGATCAGCCGATACCGTGTGGTGAAAGGGTTCGGCGTCCTCAGGAGCGCGGCGAGCGGGTGATCCGTCAGGCGTACTCGGTCGACCTCGGACAAACGCCTGTAGACATGCACTCCCAACTGAGCGATGTTGCGCGCGAGGAAGCTCACCACTGTGCGAACCTGTGGCTGAGTGCGCCAGATCGACGCGTAGTCCTGACTGAGTCCGTCGGCCAGCGTGACCGATCCACCGACGGGAATCGTGGCGGTCTGGTACTGGTGAACCGACTCCAGAACTCCTTGGGATACAACGAATGGCATCAGATCATCCCCACGATCTGCACCCAGTTGATGCGGTCGCGCTCGATCACGACGTCGCCGTCCATGCGCACCGGTTCCCGGCCCGGCTGAACCAGCTCGGCGGACCGCAGTACGACCAGGCGGCGATGACGACGCCACAGGACCCCGGCGACGGCCTGGTCGTCGACCAGGTTCACCACCACGCGCCGCCGCACAGCCAGACGACGATCCCGCAGGTCCTCGGCCACCCACCACGTCGCGGCAAGAGCCACGAAGGCCAAAGCCGCGGTGATGATGGCGATCTCCATCCGCCGCCCCCTTACACGATTTGTAGGTCGCCGTCGTCGTAGGCCGATCGGCGGGGCGGGGTGTAGTGGATCGCGCGGTCCAGCGCCATGATGGCGGCCACGATCGCGTCGATCTTGTCGCCGGAATTCTGTTTGGACGGCTTGACGTTGCCTGCGGAGTCCATTTCCACGGCAAAGTTGTCTACCTGCCAACGGACGCAGGGGTTTCCACCGTGGCGCAGCCGGGGGGTGGCTTCGGTACCTTCGAGCATCAGCCGCTGGAATTCCTTAGTTGGCGCGGAAAGTGACCCGAACCCCTGGCGCATCTTGACCATCGACAACCCGTCCGCCATCAGGTCGGTCACCAACTGGGAGCTGTTCCACGGGTCGTAGGCGATCTCGCCGACGGCGAACCGCTCGCGGTCGAGATTGATTTGCGACCGGATGTAGTCGTAGTCGGTCACATCGCCCGGGGTGACCGTGATCAGGCCGCGACGCTGCCAGACGTCCGCGAGCCCGGCCGTGCGTTGGGACAGCTGGTCCATCGCTCCCGCTGGAGCCCACATTCGCCAGAGCAGGTCATGCCCGCCCTGCGCGTCCGGGAATACCCAGGCCAACGCGCACAAGTCTGTGGTGGCGGCCAGGTCGAGCCCGCCGTAGCAGACCCGCCCGGACAGCTTCCGCTCGTCGACCATCGACGCGTTGCGGTCCCAGGCGTCGAGCCGAAGGAACCTGGTCTCCTGTTTGGTGCGCAATCCCAGGTGGAGACGCTGGAACTTCGCCAAGTCAGCGGGACTGTTCTTCGCCTCGTTGGCCGAAGCTTCTAGGTATTCCCGCGACGGCGAGATCCCGAAGCCCGGATTCGCTTTGCGCCAGGTGGACTCGACGAAAGGATCATCGTCGTCATCGGCGGCCCAGACGACGCCGTAGATGGTCGGGTCGCTGATCGCGCCCCGCGCAACCTGCTCGATGTAGTGACGGCGCCGCGCGTAGATGGTGGCTTGCCGCCCGTCGTCTGCGGTCGTGATCGTCAGGATCAACGGCTGCGTTCTCGAGCCGGTGCCCGTTTCGACGGTCTCGACCAGTTCGGCGGTCTTGTGGACGTGCAGCTCATCGATGATCGCACCGTGGATATTCGCGCCGTGCAACAGATCGGCGACCTTGCTCACGACGGCGAAGTAGCTGTCGCTGTGCTTGTGCACGATCCGCGATTGGAGAGCGCGGACGTGGGGTGCTAGCGCGGGTGACTTCTCGGCCAGCGACTTGACCGGGTCGAAGCAGTACCGCGCTTGATCCTTGCCGCCCGCGACCGCGTAGACCTGAGCGCCGGCCTCGCCGTCGGCCGCGGTGAGATAGACAGCAATGCCACCCGCGGTGGTGGTCTTGCCGTTCTTCCTGGGGATGTCTACGTAAGCGCGTCGGATGACGCGCGTCCATTCGCCGTCGTCGTTGCGCCGTACCCATCCGAAGATCGGCGCGAGGATGTAGGCCGTTTGCCACGGGTCCGGGTACAGCGGCCGACCTGCCCATTTGCCTTGCGTGTGCCGGAGCAGCTGGAAGACGTTCAGGACCTTGTCCACCCGGGCGGGGTCGAACCGGACGTCCTTGCCAGTCGGCTCCGGTGTCTTGATCTTCGGAGGGCAATCGGGCATCGGGATGCCGCGCTGGTCGAGGTACCACGCGACCTCGTCGCTGATCAGGAGATCAGCTGGCGCCCGCGAACGGGTTGTCCTCTCCGGCAAGGGAATCGCTTCCCTTCACCTCGATGCGGGTGCGCGAGGCGGGAGTGAGGCCGAATTCGTTCGCGAAGTGCCGGATGGCCGTCGCTGCGTCCCGCTGGATCTGGATGATCGGGTTGCGCACCAGGTTGGTTTTCTGGCCTTTGATCAGCAGGGCCGACTTTGCCAGCAGCTCGGACGCGCGCCGATGCGTCACCACCGCTTCGCAATAGCAGTGCAGGGATTCCCGGTCGGCCGAGTGCGCCGTGTGCATGGCGACCAGCTCGCGCACGGTCTCGTCCCAGACTTCGGCGACCTCTTCGGACAGGTTGTCCGGCCGGATCGGCAGCGTGTCCCGAGGCTGCGGCTCATGACGATTGCGGGTCTTGTGCTCGGTCCCTTCGAGCAGCCTGATGTGTGCCGCCTTCGGTGGAGGACCGTCCCGTTTGGTCACCATGCCGCCCTCGATCCGTTGCCACGAAAGGGTGTTGCGTCCACTCGCATACACGTCCTACATTGAAAGTTCCCCAACACAATGTTGTCAAAGAAAGAGGTGAGCCCATGTCAGAGCAACATGCGATCGACGGGGCGGTCCTGATCTATCTGACGCTTGACGACGGGAAGTGGATGGTCGATTTCCCCACCATCGACGGCCACCCACTCGACGTACCCGAGAAGGGAGTCGTGAACGACCGATGCGCCTGCGGAGATGCAGGCGCCTGTGAGCGAGCACGCGAGGCGGCCGAATTGATTCCCATGCCGACGGGTATCGAGCTGGCGGACATGCTCTCCGAGGCCGTGCGACGCCAGAGTGAGGCCCCCGGCGATGACGGCGAAGTATGGAGGGCGGTTCCGGGCTTCGTCGGCCTCTATGAGGTTTCGAGCATCGGACGCGTCCGAAGCTTCAACAGGCACCGGAAGGCGCGCGTCCTCAAGCCGATGACCTCCGGAACGCGAAACCCCTTCGTCGTGCTCTGCAATGGGAGGTCAC